CTGGGTTCGTTATGGTACTGATTTTCCGGATTATGCCTTACGGCTTCTTCTGGGGCACAGCGCTACAACGAGCCTTGAGGGAGAGTACACTAATGCCAAGTTTTTTCGAGGCGAAGTAACGTATCGCCTCAATAAGTGGCAAAGTGGCTCAGCTTGGGGTACCTTTTGGAACAGCTATATGCCGTCCTCACCGGTATTCCTCGCGGACTCCGAAGCAGACCAAAGAGCCCGAATTGCCTTACTCGACAGTTACACCGCTGCCAAACAATCTTGGAATGGCGGCGCTGCGATTGCAGAGTTCGGTGAGACGGTTTCTTTGTTGCGCGACCCTCTTAAAGCGGTCTTGAACGAGACGTATACTTTCATCGGGCGTGTGGGGAGACTCAAGAGAGTCTTCCGTCGCGACCCGATTGACTATGCGAAACGTTTGGGGTCTGCTTGGCTTCTCTATGCGTTCGGGCTTAAGCCTCTTATGTCGGACGTTAATGATGCCATGAAGGCCGTGGGGGTGCTTTCGCAGCACCTCGGTTCCGTGGACACCCATAGGATCATTGGCACTGGAAAACGTAAAGTGGTTCGCGACAATACTCCAAACGTCACCGTCGCCCCTGGTGGGGGCATCGGTGCGTATTGGGTTCATGATCGGAATCACTGGACGGAATACAGCGTCAAATACCTTGGTGCCGTCAAAGCTCCAATTCCTGGTTACTCAGATGTAGCGAGTAATTTTGGCGCTGGTTTTGAAGACATCATTCCCTCTATTTGGGAAGGTGTTCCCTGGTCGTTTTTGGTGGATTACTTCATCAATGTCAACGAAATGCTTAACAGCATGCGTTGGGCGACGGCTGAATTCGCTTGGCTCCAGAGGACTGTCCGTAATCGGGCAGTCAATCAATTCTCTGAACTCCGGCGTCTTCATACCCTTCCGGCTACGACTGTGACGTCGCAGTCGGGAGGCAGTAGTTGGCTTGAGCGTAAGACGGTAAGTCGTTCCGCTCAGTCAACAGCACCGTATCCGAGTTTTCAATTCAAGATACCGGGTACGTTGACGCAAATTGCGAACATTGCGTCGTTGTACCTCGCCATCAGGGAATCTAAACCCCTTGATAAGTGGATTTAACCCACGGCGAGCCCACTAACCGTTCCTTTTTCTGTCATCGAGGTATAGCATGACTATCAGCCACACTTCCCCGATCACGGGGTCGGCTCAGACGGGCTTGACCAGCCCGACTTTCACCACCACACCGGATAACGCTCCGCCGGGGAACCCCGGTGAGCAGGTCGCTGTGACGGCACTGGGTGGTACCCAGCCCTCCGTCTTGGCGCACTCGCTCGCGTCTCCGTTCACGATCAACATCACGAGGCCTGCGAATCCGCGGACCTTGGGTAACCCTAATCCGGTTACCGGGATCGTGGGCTCCGTCCCGATGAATGTCTACAAAGTGATCACGCGAAAAGGCGTGGTCCCTTTGGCCGGACAACCGTCAAAGACCCTGATCGTCGAAACGACTATCAGTGTCCCTGCCGGTGCAGACCTTGCAGACCCGAACTCCGTTCGCTCTGCTCTTTCTGCCCACATCGGTTGCCTCAACCAGCAGTCTGCTGGTTTGGGCGATGTCCTCATCAACGCCGTACTGTAACATTTGGCACCTGTGATTGGGTGCTGCAACTTCTAGGAGTCAGACTATGTCCGCTACTAAAAACAAGTGTTCCAGTGCGATGGCCTATGTGCTTATTGACATTCAGTGTGTGTCGACGGTTAAAACCGATGACGAAACTGTTGGTCGAATGGCACAAGGGGCAGCTTGCTGCTGTCGGTGCGATGTTTGCACCGCTTTCTGCGAGCTTGCCTCATGGGCGCGCGCGAGCTACATGCAACAGGAATTTGCCTTCGAAGAGCTTGGCCGCTTTTATAAAGCCAAGGTCCGTCGGACAAAGAATCGTTGCTTTCGCTATCGCGCTCTACCTACGATCAAGAAAGCGATCGAAAGGTACCGAAACGCTCAGACTTGGTCCAATAAGCTGAGCAAGAGCGTCCCCCTGATTCACTGGGAAGACGTCCCTTATTTCGGGATGAGTTCAGATGGTAAGCGGGACCCCCGGTAATGCGTGTGCATCCGGAGGTGGTCTACGCTGCTCTACTTTCCGATCTCCAACAGCACATCGACGTTTCGGCACCTAAGCCTGACGTCGACTCAACGCCCAAAGAGGTAGCTTGCTACCTTCTCAGGGATAGTTTGTTGAAAATTCAACGAAGCGGATGACCCTTCAAAGCAAGCCTGTGACGCGGCGATGGAAAAATTCCTCGCTGTCAACGATAGGTGCGCTTCCTGGGAAATTCCGTTTGAGGTGTACCCGGACGAAGAACTGATTAACGGGGTTCGTCATGAACTCCATAATTTTTGGTTCAAAGGCCGGGACGCAGTCGCGCCTTTGGTCGAAGATCTCCGCGAGCTTTTCTATCGCGGGGGTCCCGGACCTGGGGCGAGTCTTATGGCGAGAGGCAACGACTTCTATACGAAGTACTTCGACTCTAGCCTGACTGCAACGGGAGATCTCCACTTCGTGTGGAATCGGTGTACTTCCAAGCTGGCCGAGTGGCACGACGCTAATGCGACGCGCTACAGGGATCACGGGGACACCGTTGTAGAGTCAAGCTCTTATAGCTTCGTGAATAAAACCACGACGGTAGCTCGGGGGATATGTACGGAACCTTCTGTCAACATGTGGTTGCAGAAAGGGCTCGGAAACATCCTCGATTCGAGGTTGGTATCTCGATTCGGTGTCAATATTCGCGGTAAAGGCGACAGCCTCGCTGCTAATATCAACCGGCTACTGGCACAACGTGGGTCTTCAGACGGCAGTTTTGCAACTATCGATCTGGAGTCCGCGTCTGATTCTTTGAGCATTAGCATTTTTCAGCGAATCGCACCTAAGTCGCTTTTTGACTTGGTTAGTTTGCTGAGATGTTCAAAGACTCGCCTACCTAATGGTAGGGTGCTTAAACTGAACATGGTTTCCACCATGGGGAACGGTTTTACGTTTTCCCTGATGACTGCCCTGTTCTGTTGCGTCGTTAAGTCTGTG